CGAACAGAAAACAATATTTTTTGATAGTTAAAATTATGCAAACAATAAAAATGAATTGCGATTGTGGAAAAGTTCATGAAGTACACAGAGATAATGATTCGTATCTTCTCTAGCTGATACCCACTCTAAATTATTATCGTTATTATTTAACTTATTTCCATCTATATGATTTACATATTTTAGTTTTTTTGGATTTTCAATAAAAGCAATAGCTACAAATCTATGGATAGTTTTAAATTTAATATCTTCATCTTTTTTTAAAGTACATCCTAAATATGCGCTTTTACCTATGTTAGACTTAAGAAAAGTTCCTTTTATTAAATTATACATTCTTCCAAAATTACTTACTTGTATAATTCCTTCGTAACTATAAGCATCTTTCCAAATTTCAATTCTATTTTCCATAATTTTATTTTGAATTTAATTTATTATAATAATAAATAACAGTAAGAGCTATAGCTTCATTTAATTCGTTTTGAGGCACTTTTTTTTCAAATCGATGTATTCTTCCATTGTTGTCGACTTCGATGAACCAAGAACTTGATTTTGATACCGGATACACTTTAATACCGTTTTTAGCGACAAAGTAAATCTGTTCTGGACTTGCATTACTTTGAGAGATGTTCGATTTCTTTGCCAAGGCTCTTTTTTTCTATTTCGTGTTTTGATTTCACATTAATCATTTCCAATTCTAATAGTCTTTTCTCTGATTCTAATCGTATAACATTTTTCTCTAATTGAACCGTTTTTACAATTGCTGCTCGACATATGGTTTCTAATGTTCCACAATATGATTGAATCCTCCAAATACTTCTTAGCAATAAATTAAGCTCTTTACTTCTAGGATCATCTTGGTTTATTTTACCTATCCATTCTACAAAAGCATCCTGTAAAATCAATAAATCATCCTCTTTCTGCTGCTCTAATAAGTATTGAGAAGTATCAGCATACTCAAAATGTTTTCTGTTTTCTTTTAACCGCTCAAATTCCCATTTTATAAACAATTTATCATCTTTATTCATAGTGTAATTTTAAAATGGTAAATCCGTTTGTCCATCATCATCATCTTGATCGTGTAATGATTGCTTCTCTAATAATAATGCCTTTGGAAGAATATACTTCTCGTTTGCATATAATTTACCTTCTGGTCCATTTGTATAATATCTTGATACAACTGGATCATAGAAGAATGAGCACTGGCCTTGTTTGGCAACTGTTTCAGGCTTGGCTTTATATATATGGACAACACATTCATTATAGCTCCCATCAATACGATGAACAGTCAACATGCATTTTCCAGAATCAAACCAAGTTGTACCTCCTTTTAAATCATATGGATGAGGAGGTTTTCGTTTTCCATTAGAATCCATTTCAGTCTTTAGAGGATGTATAATAATGTGAAAATGCAAATTATGTTCTTCAGATAATGCGTTTCTATATTCTAATACATCCTCTAAATATAGATCATCTCTCATTATTTGTTCTCCATCTCTCCCAATATAACGCTTCATGTCCTTCCAACTATCAATAGTCGCTGTATGAAGTCCATGTTCTTTTTTAAGTTCAACAGCCCAATCCCAAAAAGCATAAGGTGTAAGTTTTTTTTTTGTATCACTTCTAGTAACTATTAAGAAATGTTCAAATACCCAATTCAAATGCCTATCAATTTCAGCTTCAGATATGTAATTAGTATCAACATATCTTTTGTCGAAAGTCTTTCCAGATAATTTATGTATTAGTTTTGAGATTACGACTTCTTTTTTACCAATATCAGGAACATACATCAAATGTTTCCATCCTTGAAAAATAGATGAGTTTAACAACATTTCTAAAAGAAACTCACTTTTACCTGACTGAGGCGTGCCGCTCCAGTCGGTACAGCCTGGCAATGACATTGTGTAGTTATCATGGAATACCGGGAATCCAAGATAAATTCCTCTCAATGCTCCCTGTTCACGATATTTCATTATAGCATCACGAGTATTTCCGTAAGTTGCTATTTCAAATCCATTCTTTACCATTTATCTCTTTTAGTGGTTTGTAAATCCTGTTTCTTTATTTTCGGGAACTGGCTTCATTATCAATCTCCCCTCTTGCTTAGATCTTCTAATCCAATTCTGTATTGCCAACAACCAACCCAAATCAGTTGATTTATTATTTTTCTCAGACCATGCCATCATGTTTTCAATGTAGGCTTTGAGATCTACCCCTGTATATTCTTTAACAAATTTAGGTTTTTTGGATAATTCTAACCTCAATGTATTATAATCACTCCATTGGCTTTCCCTAAAATAAATCTGTTTTGATTTTGATTTTACTTCAGAGACTTCCTCTTTAAGCAATTCCTTAATCTTAAATTTCATTGCTTTTGAATCAGGAAAACAATCGTTCGCTTTTTCATAGGCACTGATCCAAACTTGTAACTTTTTTAATTGACTCATAATTTTTAAATTTCAATTGTTCCATTGCTAAACGGACAATATTGTTTTTTAGGTTTAGGTAATAAATCTGAATATTCGTTTTTTATCTTTTCGCTTATTGCATCACGGATGAACTTACCAACATCTACTTTGTAAATTTTCATTTTTTGAAGAGTATTCAGTTGAACTTCGGATATACGTATTACCTTTGTTTTAGTGTATTTTTTCATAATTGTAATACATTTATATCGTGTAGCCAATAGTTAGCAGTAATCTTAAAACAACATTCCGTTTAAATCAAAATTAGCTCTTTCAGAATACATTTTATTTATTTCCGAACCTATATAATTTAATCCAAATTGTTTCGCCACTTTACAAGTAGTTCCTGTTCCTGCATATGGATCGTAAACAACTATATCTTTTTTATCTTTTAAATTCATTATAATATTTATTGGCAACTCTTCTGGAAAAGGTGCTGGATGATGTTTATTTGGTTTTGCTGAAAACTCCCATACTTCTCCAATAAACAAACTATCTTTTTGTCTTTCAAAATTAGGTTGACAAGCTGTTTTAGTTAACCAAAATATTAATTCTGTATTTGGTAAGTATCTTATTGGAGCTACTGCTGGGCTGTTTTTTCTGTTCCAAGTAATTTGTTGTCTGAAAGTAAAATTACTCTTTAAAATCCATTCAATCGGGTGTGAAGCTTTATGTTGTGCGACTCTTACTTTATGATTATAAAAAACACTTCCGTTTGGTTTTAAAATTCTATGTAATTCATTTAACATCTTTATTTGTTCATTTTTATAATCTTCCTCAATCATAAAATCATTTTCACTTTCATCGCCATAATCTATATTTCTTCCTTTCCAACTATCTTTATCGTGCCTTTTTCTAATAAACCCCTCATAACCAGCTTTATTATATGGTGGTGATGTTATTACTAAGTCAATAGAATTATCTTTTATTTTAATCATAGTTTCAAAGCAGTTTTCATTGTATATTAAATCTAAAGAAAGACTACCGCTAACACTCGTTTGCACGCATTGCGGATTTTGTGGTTCAATCATATTTTCGTTTCGCATCATATTTATTTTTAGTTAGAAATTTTATTTTTACGAAGCCCGCAACGACGAGCAAGCGAGATAACGTTAGCGGTAATTGTTCCAAACAAAGACAGCATCTTCTTTACAATGAAACCAATATTTACCAACCCTTTTATGTCCTTTACCTTTTTTATCATAAACAGTGCAATCCACAGTCCAAGCAGGATGTTCAATGTCGTTTACTGCTTGGTGTAAATACCCATCTGCACCACAAATAGAACAAGGTAATATTTTATAATTCTGTACTGTGAAACCAAATGCAACTACCGCTAACAACACATAAGCAAAAGCAATTAATTGGGTCTTGAATTTAAAGTTTGTTTTCATTTTGTTATTATTTTAGATTAATTTAATTTTTAGTTTTTATCAGCAATTGCCTTCGCTTATCTGCAAAACGTTACCATCAACCGCCTATGTTGTAGGTAAGTCAGGCGTGATTATCTTTTGATAATGGGTTATTCCGTGAATTTCAGTTGTTTTTGGATAATCATTTCCAGGAACTAACCATCTATTATTCTTCATATAATTTCCTCTTCTTAATTTTCCGTCTATAACAATATGATAGCTATCTCTTTCTTCGGGTAAATCATCTTCACTTTTGATTTTAATCCAATTATCTTTTGATAATAAATTTTCAATTTCTTCTAAACCTGAAATTCTATCAGCAAATTCAGAATTTATTTCATTATCAGGATGCGCCATTAAGCATAATTTCACTGATTTAATTTTGTTTAAAATTTCCATTTTGTTTTTATATTTATTTGATTAATAATACGTGGTATGATGGTAACACGTGCTTGTATCAATGGCTTACATCATTTTTTCCTTCGGAAAAAACGCTGGCGGGATTAATCGGTGCATACTTGGTTATTTTAGTCTTGAATCTTAGCCACTGAGACAAGCACACAACGTTAGCAGATATAGCTACAAAATCGGTTCTAAACGAAATTAATATCCGCTTCAACTTCTTCATAAATATAATTTAACTCTAATTGGCTTAATAAATTATCCATTTCCATTTTTGAATTACCGCCAGTTACGTAATTATCATAATTGTTTTGCCTATGAAATTCAAATAATTTTTTCTTATTTGCATCCAAAACAACTTGTGCTTTTCTTTCTAAAAAAGAGCCTTTTTCATAAAAACTATTATCTAAAACAATGTCTTTTAAAACATCTACAGTTCTTGAAGTAGGTTTAAGATTATTTTCAAAAGAAATATCATTAATTACGGTTCCGTTATTAATCCCGTTTTCCATTTCAATGTGCATTTCTCCTTCCATTAATTCAGAAGTAATTGTAAAATAATGCGTGAACTGTAATTCATTGTGTTTTTCTTTTGATTCATCTACATAGCAATGAAATTTTTTATTTACAGCAGACCAATCTTCACCGCCATTTTCAGCAATTGCATTTAATAAATCATCATAGTATTTTGATTCTTGAAATTTTTCTATATTCATCAAATTTAGTTTTAAAAAACCACTACATCTGCTAACAGCGCATATATGCTATTGCTAGATTTGGCTTAATTTATAAATCGGTTTGTACTTGTTTTTATCTGTGATTAATCGGAAATTCGGTTCTACCTTTACGCAACATCATATATGCGCAAAACATTAAAATATCAATTTTGAAATTTCATAAACAGCATAACAAATTATAAATATCCATAAAGCCAATCCTGATAAAAAAATAACCAAAGTAAATTTTAATAATGATTTTTTCATTTCGCCCATAATTCGATAGTCTAAAATTAGTAAAAGCAAAAAAGCTATTAATCCACCTCTTCTGACTTCGGTTTCATAATAGCTTTCGCTAGTTTCTTATGATTTGAAAGTTATAGTCAGAAGACTTTCATTGATGCAAATGTAAACAAATATTTATACTACACAAACTTTTGTTTAATTTTTTTTACTAAATCCACCAAATTTTTTCTCTATACTTTTTGAACAAGTAATACAATAAGGCCAATGGCACAATAAAGAATAATAAATTAAACCAATTGAAAGCCTTTTTATCAACAAATTTCGACTTATTATTCTTTTTAGACGTAGATGTTTGATTTATTCTTTTTTGCTCCTTAGAAGAACTATTTTGCTTAGAATCAAAATTAGAATTTATCTTGGTTTGAATATTATTCTTATGAGTAATTGTTTTAGTAGTTTTCTTTGAGTTATTCAAAATTATTTTATTCCCATTTGAATCAATGATACTTGCCTCTTTAGTGGGGTCAATTGGCTCATACACTTCCTCTTTTGAAACTATCTCATTTTTATCATCAACAGCTACAGTTGAAATTTGCTTCACATTGGTTTCTGATTTTTTATCTATAATAGAATTGTCAGCATTCACAACATTAGATTCTTCTTTTATAATTTCAGTTTGGGTCTTCCTAGCACTACATCCAATTAGAACAAGTCCAATAAATAACCCAATAGATAATTTAGTTAATTTGTTTTTCATATCAATAAAATTTAGTTTCATTAATAGCAAATGATTTTCCACCGCTTAAGAAATTTGATACTCGTGTGATCCATCTATCGAATGTGTTTTCTTTTTTCATGATAATATTCTGAATTTAATTTCTGCTTGTTCTAATTTTTTGTCATATCCTAAAATCCAATAGTTTTTACCGTTGTATCTATACGCTACTGTTTTCCAATCTTTTTTTAATAAAGCATCAAACAATACCTTGTCAGTTTGTATAAATCTTAATCCTAACCATAATTGATTTTTCTCGCTTTTTTTGGCAAAATCCCACATTTCACCAACAGATTTAAAACCAAGTCTTTTCCAATGCTCACCCATTACCTGCATACGTCCTAATGATGTGCTTTCCATTGCTGCACTAGGATTCTTTTTAAATGCATCATTAAATGCCTCCCACTCCTTAGGTTGAATATCTACCTTATTAAATGACCAAAAACCGATAATTAAACGGCTTAATCTTTTGAAATAATGAGGTTCAAATTGAATCTTTATTTTTCCTGTAACTGGATCAAATCCCTGTCCGTTGCTCTCTACTGAATCAATAGCTTTTATGGAAGGAACTGGGACTTTAAAACTTAAAGACAATTCATTGTATTCTTTATCCGTTATCATTTTTTTTCTCCTTTCTTATTTTTATAATATGTAAATGTATTTGTAAGCCTAGAAGCATAACTCCCATAAAAAATAAAACCCCGCTTTTAATAGTTTCTACACTAAGATATTTTGAAACAAAATAGAACCCTGTAACAAACCAAGTGCTTCCATTAAATATTTTTTCTGTGATGTAATGCATTCTTTTTACGTTCTAAAATTAATAATCCAATTAAAGCAATCGAGAAAGGGACTAAGTTATAAATCCTTAAATTTTCGATATTCAAAGATAAAAAGAATTTTAACACTATAAATATCAAAATTGATATAGATAAAGAAATACCTACTATTCGTATAATTCTATTTTTATGAGAATGGAATAACAACATCAATATTAAATAATTCACCACAAAATATGATCCGCTCCAAATTTCACTTTCTGGATTACCTAAGCACATATAGACTACGGTAAAGCCTAATAGAACAAACAGAGGTATTTCTTTAATATTTATCATTAGAATCCTTTTCCTGGGGTTGGGTCTCCTTCTTGTAAAGAGACTCTATCATTTATAATATTTTTAAGCTTTTCATTGTTTAGAGTAGGTAAAGACTTTTTTAACTTTACAATACCATAAATAGCGAATAAGGCTTTAATAATATTAATAAAGTAATATGACAATCCTATATAATGTAAAATAGGATTTATAACATCAAATCCAGAGTCTAAAATCACCACTAATATTCCTAGAATAGTAAACCACCAATTTTTTAATCGGTTGAATACTTTATTTAATTTACTTGTTTTCATATTATATTTGATTTTAAATTAATTAAGGGTAAACTATTATGGTTATGTATGTATTAGAAAGATGCCCATCAGATAATGTGCCACCCGCATAAGCTCCAGTCGCAAATGGGCAAATAGTCCCGCTAAATGTACCTAACAGTATATCACCGTTAAAGTAATTATCTTGAATGTCTATCACTGTTTTATTAATGTCACTAGTTGTATTTACTTGATACGATCCTACTCCTGTTCTTGTATATGTAGGAGTACTCCCCAATGTATTTTCCAAGACTATAGCTGTAGGGTTTGAAGTCCCTGATTGTGAAATTAAAGCGATGTAAACTAGTGGCTTTGTCGTCGTTGACCCGTCCGCCATTAAGATCTGAGTTGATGTCCCCCCCGATTTAATCAATGCTGTAGCGGTTACATTGCCTGTGAAATTACTATTACCAGTAACTTGCACTTGATCAACTCCGTTATCCACATTTGTGCCAATTGAAACACGCCCGCCATTAAGGTAAGAGTGCCCTATTGATGAAATTGCATTTTTGAAAACTCCTCCATACTGCATAGCAAATTCAGATTCACTCCAGTAGCTTGCATCTGCTGGATTTGTGTAGCCATACATTTTAACCCCCCCGCTACTATTAGCCATAGAAGCTTTAATAGTTACTTTTGCGGTTGGGGTACCTGAATACCCGATGCTTAGATTGCCTCTTAAAATAGTTTCAGTAATACTTGAGTTCCCAAACACCGCTTGATTGTTTGCTGTAGTAAATGTGCCGCTGCCAATAGCAATAGTATTTATAGCGTCAACTTTTTGACTACCACTAGATCCGGAGCCACTTCCTATATGTACATTGTCAGATGCATTAGTAAGAGCAAACCCGGATATGTCGCCAATTAATGAGTTGCCACTCCCTGTTAGTGAATAGCCTGCTCTTTGACCAAAAACATTGTTCCCATTTCCTGTTGTCAATGTAAATAAAGAATCTCGTCCGTAAGCGTTATTATTGAACCCTGTTGTCATGCTAAAAGATGACAAATCACCAAATGCGCAATTACTATAACCGTCTGTTAGATTGTAAAAAGTACGATAACCAAACCCGTTAATTCTAGTTGCGGTTAATAGAGACAGTCCTGTTTCTGCCCCAAAAAGGTTAACATAGTCCCCTGTTGAAAAAGTAGTGAATCCGAAACCAGAATGCCAACCCACATACGTGTTTAAATTAGATTTGCTTCTTGCTCCAGCGTCTGTACCTACATTAACGTTAAAGCCGTTAGATACCCCGTTATACCCTGCTTGATACCCTATGTTAGTCACACCGCCTCCTGTAGTCCTTAAGAATCCAGCATTATATCCAACGTCTAAATTTGCATAGCCTGTAGTGTTGCTATTTGCTGCGTTTACTCCTATAGCGGTGTTTTGCTCTCCTTGAGTAGAAGACAAAGGCGTGTTGCTAATTCCTGCGCCTGTTCCTGCGAAAAGATTTGTTGCGAAATCACTTGCATATCTTAAATTTTGGACGTTCCCCCATCGGTTATTTACTGCCTGTGTGGAAGGGTATAATGTATTGTTTATTACTGAGAAATCAGTTGCTTTATTCGTTATGCTCTCAGGAACATAGCCATTATAAGTCCCCCCCGTAATATTTCCATTACCTGCAACACTATGCGTTACCGTGCCCGCTATGTTTTTAATCCGTGTGACAGGATTAGTGTCCGAAGCGGTACCATTTTGAAAATCTACACTTCCTAATGATGGAGTAGTTACGATTTGAGGCGATACGCTATTTAGGTAGGTGTTTTGTAAGCTTTGAGACCCCGAAGCCCCGCCACTGGATGACCCTCCTTGCATGCGAGGGCCTTGCGTGAATGCCGCGAGAGTGATGCTTGTCAAATCCGTACAACTCTTTTCTACAGAAACAGTCCCGATTAATGAGCCTACAGAGGTTGCAGGGTCAACAATTGCGTTAGGTTTTTCAGCTTCTGTTGTTGCCGCCAATAACGTTGCGTGTTCTGTCCTTCCTAAGTAAATCACATATGTATTTGTACCATTGAAAAAATATACTCTTTGGTTAGTGAATTTGTTATTTGCTACTGTAGCTTTAGTTCCTGTGCCATTATCCCAAAATTGAGGGGTTAGTGATCCCGTATAAGCCTCGTAAGTCCAACCTCCTGAACCGTTACGGTACCCTATTAAATTAGGACTTGCGGGTACAGGCGTAGCTGCTATGTCTGTTGTTTCGTCAGGCACTTTTCTGTCACTAACGAAATTACTCCCTAACCGCCATGTAGTACCCGCGCCTTTATTAATTTGTAAATTAGCACCATTTGGACCTAGATTATTTCCGTCGTTAATGTTTCGTATCTTATTTCCCAACGCACTAAATCTATTATCTATACTATACTCAATATCGGGGATTAGCTGAACAACTTGGACTGATCCGCCTGAGTAAATGACTATGCCTATGAATAGATTTTCGACTCTTTGTTGTGCTGTTAAATCCATTGTAGCCCCATTGAATTGAACCAAAGTACCCGCGCTATTTATATACAGAATAGTTCTGAAATATAAAGGAGTGACGTTTGTGGCTCCTGCGAAATTCACAACAGTTCTTCCTGCCGGCACCGTTGAATTGTCAACTATTACCCCTTGTAATGCCGATAACGAAAAAGTTGTCCCGTTATTTGTTAACGTGGCAAGGCTTGTTATTGCGGTGCTTGTAGCGTTCTTTTTTGAGTCTAAGGCCGCTGTTGTCGCAATCAATGCGGCAGGTGTTTTTTTATGAACCCCGTCCGTTTGAGAGGTTGTGAAATAAGCAGGGGTTGAGTCTGTTGTATTGGTTTTCTCTGTAACCGTTCCGTATATTGGATTTGGGTATGTTTGACCATATATAGATACGGTGCATAATAGTAAAAAAAGTATTTTTTTCATGTTTATATAAATTGAAGGTTTTTAATTCCATATCCTGCATCAGGTATAAATGTAAAAGTAATAATTGATCCAAATTGCGACCAATATGATTTTTCTTGAAGAACGCTACTGTAAAAAAATGATTTTATTTTATCTGTTGTTCCAATATCTATAAAATCGTCAATCCCATTTGCTTCAAATTCTAGTTGTTCAGATAAGTTATTTAAAAATGGGTTTAAAAACACCCAATCTATATTGGCTGTTGGAACTGAATTTGCCCCTGTAGAGTTCTGATAAATACCGCCATTATAATCTACACATGCATTTATTTTATACCTCCTTTTAGCATTCCAAGTTTCATTCGTATTTACTAATTGTGATTTACTTTGCATTGCTTGTTTTTTTAGGTGGAACATTTTTCTTATCAACAACCTCTTCTTTTGGAATGATTTTATCCTCCTCTAAATTCTTTTTAAAATTATCTTCCCAACTTCCTAAGTTTAACAATTCATCCGCTTGCTCTCTTGAAATTAATTTTAAAGCTAACATTAACTCTATAGCTTTCACTTCTTTCAATGGATCGATGTGAGGCATATTTTTACCAAAAAATCTACATTGGGAAAAACTTTCTATTACCATAAAATTATTCCTGTTTTCAATGTAGCCATTAGCATTTATTTTATTAATTAAAATCTGGTACTCTAGCCATAATTTATAAAAAGGAATATAAAACTGTAACGAAAAAGTATCTCTATCAACAGAAGTTGTATAACCAAAACTATTTATAGCAGCCCTTGATGCTGAGTAATTTGAACTATACTTACCCATTGCTACTTCTGGAGGAATATCTTGACCAGCACTAATTTGGTCAAAAACTGCACCATGAAACTCTCCATAATTTGTTTCAATACTCGTGGAGAAATCTTCTAATTTTGAACCAATAGGCATATTAAAAGTAGTTCCAGAAGTTTGTTCAGAAATCCTATTCGCCAATCCATCTGCTAAAACCGCATCACTTGTAACATCTATTAATGTATCTCCTCTTTTTTTAGAAATTGCCCTGTCAGTTGGACTTTCCCCTGTAGATTCTTTATCGTGAACAATTGCATAAACTAAATTTGCCGCTTGTTCAGCTTTAGTAACAGAAGCCTCAGTGTACCTATCCAATTTATTAATTTTCTCTAATGATTGAGAAATTGCAGGAACAGATCTCACGTGATCGGGGCAAATCTTTTCACCAGAAATCATCCAAGCTAATCTTTTTCCTGTTTTTACACCATAAGCAGGAACTCTTTCATAAACATCAAGAATATCAATTCTCTTTGGCTTTGTGTTTACATAATAAGCAATGTGCTTTCCTTTGGAATCTATTTCTATTCCATGTTCAATTTTATTTCCTGATTTTTCTGCAGAATCATACCAAACATTTCCTATTTCAGGATTTCTAATATGTTCTCCAGAAACAAATTGTGCATTAGGACCATTATCATCATAACGAATAATACAAAGGCAATCTCCTCCAAGAAACTTACCTTTATAAAAATCCATTGCTAATTCATGTAGATTTTTTTCTTTCAGAAAATCACATTCTTTAGAGTTGGAATAAACCATAAATCTTGATTCAACTGTTTTTGCAAAAGCAGAAAAATCAAATCCTTTTATTCCTTCTGATTCTAAAACATCTTTATTTGGCTCACATTGTAATTTTAAACCGGAACCAATCGACCAATTAAAACGCTTTGAAGCAATAATTTTAACAATATCCTTGGTGGCATAAGCATCATAGGAACGCAGCCTTAATCTATCGTAATCAGGAATATTTCTAATTACTGCTCCAAGCTCTCCAAGTGTTTTCTCACCATCCCAATACTTATTTACAACCGGATAAACATGGCCATAACCAAAATTGCTGTCTTGATAAACAACACTATCAGTTTCCTGAACAGAAACATCATTCTTTTCTTTTGGTTTTAAAAAATCAAATAATCCCATATTTTCTATTTATAAATTTCCTCCTCTTAACACCGTAACTCTGCCGTTGAATTTACTAACATATCTCTGCCTAGCCTGTTCCAAGCCTAATAAAGCTTTGGTCATATCACCTATATTCCTATAGTTTGTTCTTAATTTCATCTGACCATCATCCAATTCAACTTGATTTAAATGTCCTGATAATGTTGCTGTATCGATAGCTTTTTCCATTGCCTCTATCAATAAATCGTAAGTTGCTATCTTACCTAATATTTTTGATTTACATTCAAAATATTGGTCTATAGTCATATATTCTAAATTCATATATTTTTGTTTTTAGGTTAAATGCAAAAAGGAGAACCTGCCGTATTATGGCAAGCTCTCCTTTCTGATTAAGTTAGACGATGTTTCACAACATTGTTGGTTTAATATTCTGTACAAATATAAATAAAAATAACATAAAAAATCCCCACTAATTAAATAGTGGGGATTTAGCAAAAAAAACAAAAAACAACAAGGACATAAGGATATGCCAAATTTAATGTTTTTTTTGAAATATTTTGTTTATTTATTTGGATGCTCTCTGAAATCACATCCTTTGACTTCTCCCTGAACTTCTTCCGGTATAATGTGAGTTTCAATTATTGAAACTCTTGATTCATCGAAGTAGTTTTTATCTGGAACTTTACCATCCTTATCAATTTTAGGCTGTAATCCATATTGAGCACAACCGGTAATGTAAAAATGTTTAGAAGTAATTACTCCCTCGAATCCTGTAATCTTGTCTTTTGCTAATTTTCCTAAATTGTCCATATTCTGATTGTTTTGGTTTTTACTAAGCCGACCAAGGCTATTTTATCTTTTCAGATGGATATGCGTTTAAAATAGATTCTTTATTTATTGAAACTGAGGTTATTTTTCTGTATGAATCTCGCCCAGTAGTGTAAAACACTTTCTCTGCTGCTTCTTTTAACGCTTCCTTGACATGAATTTCAGCAAACTCTTTCATTTTTACAGTAACTTCATGTTTGTAACAATAATTTCCTGAACATATTCCAGTTAATAATTCCTCTGCTGTTGGTATCATAATCCTTTTTGGTTTTTATACATTTTCAACATAACATTCATTGATATATTACTATGGCCTATGTTTGTATTTATGCACCAAGCAGCAAATCCAATCGCAAACTCATCAGCTATTTTTTCAATATCATCTATTGTGTTTCCAGTGGTGGTTCCTTCGCATGGAAGGAAATTTTTAGATTTGTTCATTTAATGTCATGATTTATTTTTCTTTATTACTTTATTAATAATTCCCTCTACTGATTTTGGGTCTATTTCATGAGATACTAAAAAACTGCAAATTAAAGCCTTATCCAATAAATTATTTGACATTATATACTCAGAATTCTTTTTCGTAATATCGTAAAAATGTGATACTCCTTCGCTCTCCACATTATACATTTCATTGTAAAGCTTTGTTTGTTTATCCAATGAAGGATAAATAGCTTTTAATTGGCTCGCTAAAGGCTTGTTTTTTATTTTATGATCGATAGCGTTCAATTCATCTAATATTTCAATGGAACGCTGAAATAATATACTCAGCTCAATTATATTATATGCTTGGTATTGTTCTTTAGTCAATTTAAGATTTTTCATTGTTTTACTTTTCGTTTATTTTAGATTCATAAATAAAAAAAGTCTCAGTAGTTTTCATTGGATAATATTTGAAAATTTCTTCTTCAAATTGATATTTAGAATAATAATTTTTACCATCTTTTTGTTCAATGTAACCAATTCTACTCCTGCTTACCATAGTATAAAAGGCATTCAATGTAATACCTAATTCATCTGCCATTTCCTGAGTAGAATATAGTTCCATTATTTTAGTTTAAACAGATTATTGATTCTAAACAAATCGCAAAATACCCTTCATCGTCGAGCATATAGTTTAATTGAAATCTTTCCATATTATTTCATGATTAAATTCCAAGAAACAAATTCTTCTATCCTAGTCAATCCGAAGCACTCCTCGTTGATAATATTACCTTGATACACAATCAGACCGTGTTTATGTTCGAAACCTTCAAACAAACACCTTTCTTTAGCTTGTTGGTATATTGACCATTTTTTCTCTAATTCATCCTCATCTGAGTTATAAACTGGTTCTAATAAAACATTTCCAAACTCATCGCATGCAACACAATCGCTTTTCTGAATTGGCCTATTCAATAACCAAGACCGCTCTATACTCATTGCTTGGAATTCTTCTGAACTTGATGTTGTACCGAATATATCTAAATTGTATTCCACCATTGATATTAATTTTGCCATAATTTTAGTTTTTTATTGGTTTTTGGTTTAGTTTTTATATGGTTAAAATTGTAATGCTAAATTTTTGTCTGTTAATGCTATTTCTTGAACGGACTTTTTCAATTCTTCTTTAAAGTGAAACCATTCTCCACTAGATTTATATTTTTTATATTTATTTTGCAGCTGAACTTCAGTTGTCCTATTCCCACTTATTATTAATAAAAATTGTAATTTATAAGGGCATCCTGTTTGTAAACCTTTTAATCTAGTGATTGGATTTTTACTATATCCTATTTTACAAATATTATACTGTAAATTTCCAATTACATAAACATACTCACTTTCATCTATAATTTTTAATTTCTCTCTAATAACCAAGTTTTTTGATTTTTTAGATTCTTCTTTTTGAACAGCCATGAAATCATAATAAGCCTCCCTGTTAAATATGGCTTTATAATGATTAAAAATATCTTTATATTTATTATTAATTATATTTTTTTCATTCAAATTATAAAAACCGTTAATTCTTAATCTTTCAACAGCAAATTTTCTAATTTGATACCTTTCTTTTCCTTTTATTTTTCTCATAATAAATATTTTTTTTATTGCTAAAGGATGATTCTGTTCGTGATTGAGTATAATAATCCCATAAGATTTAAGGGAAAAAATGCCTTAAATCCTATGGAAATATTCAATTAAACTGCTGTAAGTTTTCAACTGCCTTTCAATCGGAGAATCATTATTAAGGTTAATTCTCTTCGCCAACTTTTTTATTCCTTAAAATCTACAACACGAGCATTTGGCTTTAATCTGCTCCCTACCACGTGTATCCCTGCATAACTGCAAATCTTCGGTAGGTTTATTTAATAATATCGAGTGAGGGGCTTACGACATATCTGACATTACGATTCTTGTTTGTAATAAGGCACAAAAAAACCCTTTTGAACAAGGGATAGGAGTCTTGTACGAAAGGGTTACATCTTTTTGGCAAACGATAGAACCGAGTTTAGCAACCCGATTCCTATCCGTTTTGCATTTGACAAATGTATGAAACTTTATTTGTTATTTCCAAATAAAAATTGAAAAAAGTTTTTTTTAGCGGAAAACAAGGGATTCGAACCCTCACCGATTTTACACGGACCCGATTAGCAGTCGGGCGCAACAAACCATATTTGCCTACTTTCCATTAGCGGTAGATATAGGAATCGAACCCTGCCGTTGCCGACCGCACCAGTTTTCAAGACTGGGTGTACACCGTTGTACGCTACCTACCAATTTTGTATCCGAAGTGAGATTCGAACTCACACCTGAACGGGGCTTAAACCCGATGCCTCTTCCGTTGGGCTATCCGGACAATTTGTGCTAAAGGTGGGACTCGAACCCACAAACCTACAATATCCTAAGTATTGCCACTATTCCGTTCGTTATTAAGGCACTTTAGCTTTTTTGTGGGAGTAGATGGACTCGAACCACCTATCTATGCGGATTACCAGATTTACAGTCTGGCGCCTATCCTGTTTGGCATTACTCCCAATAAAAAAATCCCTAAACTTTCGAATAGGGATTTAGTGTAATTATATATTAATTTATATCATACGCCAATCCCTCCGCTTAAAAGCGAATAACTTAACGATAGATATAAACTAGTTGTTTTCATGTGGCAAATGTATAAAATGTTTTATGATATATCCAAATTTATTTTTGTAAATAAAAAAACCGCCTCATATTGAAGCGGTTTATCATGGAAGATTTTAAACTTCCCATCCATTGCCTTTCGGCTTTCGTTGTAGCGGGAACAGGACTCGAACCTGTGACCTCTAGGTTATGAGCCTAGCGAGATAGCCGACTTCTCCACCCCACGATGCAAATATATAAAAAAACACAAATATTGTATATAATTTTCACGAAAATATGTAAACAAAAAAACCGCTAAAATAAATTAACGGTTTTAAGATTTCCCCAAATCTAAACTACTACCTACTAGATAGCAATCTGCATCAAAGATATAAAAATTATTGGAAATGAAAAATCCCGTACAATGGCAGTACGGGATTAATCACTAATTAACCTAATAACTAAAAAAAAGACCATGAAAAAAATTTATCGCTTAGGCAAATGTAAACAATAATTCTATTTGAAATAAAAAAAACCTCTAAAATTAATTAGAGGTTTTATATATAAGTTGACTTTCAGTCTTTTTCTATGTAATTTTATGATAATTTACCCTTTGTATATTAAGGCAATTCTCTTTTAATTTACAATTATAAAGATCAGCCTCTAACTTATCCGGCTTAAATGAATCTTTAATGGTTGATTTTTCTTTTAGAATAAACTCCTGATAATCGGGCAGCAAAAAGGGAGAATCGAATTTAATTTCATTTACTTCAAAGTTTGAAACTTGAACAGCATCTAAAACAATTGTTTTTTCAACTACAGTAAATGATTTTTCAATTTTAACCTTTTCCTTGAGAGCAGCTGCATGAGTCAACGTACTCAGGAAAAACAATGCACAAAATGCAATTAGAAAGTTTTTCATAATTTTAAATTTTATTTGTTAATAATTAAGATTGTAAATTTATATAAAAAAGCATTACAAAAAACAAAATTTATTCATTAATCAGCTCACAAAAAAGTTGCCAAGTCAAATCTTTATATTTTTTATCATACAATTTGGAGTCCGCAATAAATATTTCACGTGCTGCATAGTTGTAAATAGCAACGTCAAAAAAGTGGTTATCCTCTCGTTTTTTCTTCCAAATATAACCAACCTCAACCCCGTTTTTAATTTCTGGTACCCGATGCTCAGCTTCATAATGTGAGAAATAGTTAGTCAGACCATACTTTCCGTCCGATGGTTGCGGGAAATTCATAAATCCATCAGGTTGTGATCCATCAGTACCCGCTTTCAAGGCCATATTATTGGAAACAATGTCTTTTATCATATTTACGTCCAAATGGTAAAGCAAGCCTTTATTTGCCAAAGAATGCTTAATCATAGCACCATTTTTGTCCATTTTACGATAATTTTCCTCTCCCTGTCCTTTTATACCCAAAATACGCCTATCCTTAATGCTTTCTACAAAGTTTTCAGCATATTTTGTGAAATGTCCAGTATCAATGACCGTAATATCAATATCGTAGTAAGTTTCATCTTCGCCTTGTAATGTTGAATAAACTATTTCTTTAAGTACTGGCCAAACACTATTTTTAACATTATGTTCATAAGTCCATTTTTCTCTTTGGGAATCATTTAAAATGTCCTGTTTGGTCTTGTTTTGGGTACGCTTAAACGTTCCAATGCTGCCATGATTTATGCTGTACATTTGTCCATTGGTTGTATGAACAACAATCTCCCAATCCAACCTAACATCATAATTCTTATTTTCAACATCCATAACTCCACCTAAATCGCAAGCCAAACTAATCAAGGCTATTTTTCCATTTCCAGCTTCTTTACATATTTTATCCGGAATGGTACCAATAGAATAATTATTAACATTTCTCATCAAATCAGTTGATCGAGGCGATTTACCCCTTTCTTCCCAAAGCTCTCCTAGTTGGGTATTCGTGAAAACTTTCAGAGCATCGGTATCTATATGGCCATTGTTCGGGGGACAAGCTTTTAAGAACTGAGCAGCTAAATCTGCCCATGATTCAAATCCAGGAGGATTACACAAAGCATTAAATTGATAACTTCTATACCTTGGGTTTTCTGGCTCACAAGTTGGAACCCATTTCCCTGTTAAATTCAGTTTATATTTATCTTTGTATAAAATTTCACCCCCACAATTTTGACATTCATAGTGAACAGAATCCTCTATTAATTTAAATTTTTCATCAAGTTTCCATTTTATTCCTGCAAAAGTTCCGTCTGGTTTTTCTACTTTCCAAAGAATTGGAATATATGTTTTACAATGAGGACATTCCCAATTCCATTGGCGTTTATCTCCCATTTCATAAACATATTCAATGTTTGAAACTCCTTTTACAGTTGGAGATGATATGAAACACAATCTTCTTGTGTCAGCATAAGATTTTGTTCTGGCTTTAATCAAATCAAAAACATTACCCTCTTTTTTATCAGTTTTTGGAGCATCATCATATTCATCACAAATCATAACCTCAACAGAGTGATACCTTAAATTTGAAGCATTATATGTAGCATTTATCATGGTACCTCCTGTATATTCTTTTTTGAAATCAGTATCTCCAGTACGCTGATTTGCTTTCTTAACTGAGCTTGTTTTTAAGAGATTACTTAATCCAGAACTTTCCATAATAGTATCAAATCTACCACGAATAGTATTTTGAACCATCTTATCAGAACTTGAAAGAAACATAACATTGGCAGGAGATTCAGCAATATGATAAACCATGCAAGGAATTACTACAGTTTGTGTTCCAGCAGACTGTGAACATTTCATCATTGCAGTAATTTCTACTCCAGAATTTGGCCTCATGTTGTTTACAATTTCTATTGTATATGGAGATTTCTTATAACTTAATGGGCCTGAAAACTTTGATTCTGAACTCAAAATCAAATTATTTTCAGCCCATTCGCTCGGAGGAAGAGTTTTCATTGTAAACTCATAAATATTATCCTGAATCCTATTTATGTTTCTTGAAATTATTTCTTTCAGCATAATTATAAACTTAAAGCTCTTTCAACCGTATAAAACCCTATAGCATCTCCTCTATTTATAGAATTTACTTTTGACTGATAATCATTTTCTGATTGAGCCATTATGATATATCCTCTAAAATGTCTCACTATGAAAGCAAGTTTTTTTTCTTCTATAATTTTAATAGCTGCTTCAATTTGTTTTGTGTTTTCCATTTTTTTAATTTTTAAATTATACTTTTCGTTCTCCTCTTGACCTTACTTCCGAATATTCTTCAATCAATTTATCAATATCAACCTTGGTTTCTTTGCAAATCACTTGATCGAGGAGATTTACCCCTTTCTTCCCAAAGCTCTCCAAGCTGGGTATTGGTGAAAACTTTTAGAGCATCGGTATCAATATGGCCATTGTTCGGAGGA